AAATAAATAAAATAATGAAACACAATAAGGGAAAGTTAAAAAAAAAATTCTAACTGACAAACAAGAGAAGTTTTGTCGGTATTATTCTGATTTAAGCGGTGAGTTTTGCGGTAATGGAGTAGAAAGTTATCTAAATGCTTATAAAGAAAAAGGCAAGATATTAACTTATAACTCGGCTAAAGTAAATGCTACCAAATTACTAACAAATTCAATAATTTGTGAAAGAATTAACGAATTGTTAGAAGCCGGAGGATTTAATGATGAAAATGTAGATAAGCAACATAGCTTTCTGCTTAATCAATATGCTGACTTAAAATCCAAATTGGGAGCAATAAAAGAATATAATCAGTTAAAGGGCAGAATAGTTGAAAAGCATAAAATAGAAGGCGACATTTCAATAAAATGGGAAAAATAATAACGATACCATATCGGCCAAGAAACTGGGCAAAGCAATTACACGAAGGCAAAGAAAGGTGGAAAGTCCTCGTTCTTCATAGAAGGGCAGGAAAAACTACAGCAGTATTGAACCACTTACAGCGAGATGCTCTTTCAATTAAAAGAAGTAAATTTGCTTATATTGGTCCAACATATAAACAAGCCAAGTTAATAGCGTGGGACTTGATTAAGCAGTATTCAAGAATGATCCCGGGCATTCAGTATAACGAGGCAGAGCTAAAAGTAACATATCCGAATAACAGCCAATTATACTTATTTGGCAGTGAAAATGTAGATGCTCTTAGAGGTATAGGATTGTGGGGAGCGGGATTAGATGAGAACAGTCAACAGCCAAGCAATCTATTTAGTGAGGTTATATCAAAGTGTTTAGCCGATCATTTGGGATATTGTATTTGGTTGGGCACACCAAAAGGCAAGAATCAGTTTTATCAAACATTTGAAACGGCTAAAAACAGTAAAGATTGGTTGGCGATATTTAAAACAATAGATGACAGTTTAGCGGAAGAAACAGGCGAAACCATTGATAATTTGAGAATTGCTTTAGAAGATGACAGACGATTAGTAGAACAAAGCCAGATGACTGAGGAGGAGTTTCAACAGGAATGGTTTTGCTCGTTTGAAGCCAGTATTAAGGGAGCTTATTACGCCAGACAAATAGTCAAAATAAGAGAACAGGGCAGGTATAAGCTAATCCCTTATGATGAGGCCTTAAAAGTTTATACTGTTTGGGATTTGGGTGTCGGACAGCAATTAGCGATTGGATTTTATCAAAAGACGGGTAACGAGGTTAAAATGATTGACTGTTGGCAGGGCAATAATGACGAGGGCATTATCCACGGCATTAAGACAATTCAGTCAAAACCTTATATTTATGGTAGTCATTTTGCTCCGCACGATATAAACGCCAAAGAGGAGATGACAGGCAAGACAAGAAAGGATACAGCCAAAGAGTTGGGTTTTACATTTGTAGAAGTGCCTAAAATAAGCGTAGATGACGGAATAGAACGAGGCAAGTTATTCTTTTCAAAACTATGGGTGTCAACGGCTTGTGAGCAATGGCTTGACGCTATTAGTCAATATAGAGAAATTTGGGACGATAAAAGAGGTTGTTTTACGGGGAAACCTTATCACGATTGGACTTCTCATTATGCTGATGTTCATAGATACGCCTCATTAGTAGAAGACCAATTTACCAATGAAGAAGATTACAGCTTTGTGTTCAGAGAAACCACTAAAAACGATATTTATTCAGGTATATAATATGGAAGAATTAAAACCCGAACAGAAAAAGAAACTTGAAGGAGCATTAAAGATAATGACTCCCGATGAGTTAAAGTTTATGGCTCGGGATATGGAGTGGATCGTCAAAGCCAGAGACCAGCGAGAGCAGAACTGGGAATTTTTTGACGGGCTTAATTTTACCAAGGATTATTATTTAAATAGAAAAGCATCCAATACTTATTTAAGACCGAAAAAGAACGATGACGAGGTCAGAGTCAACGCTGGAACAGTAGAAAAGAAGCTGGAAGTGGTTCATAGCGAGCTGATGTCAATGTATTTTGACCACGAAGTCAGGGCATTTGATCAAGATGATAATGAGTTAAATGAGTTGGGCGAGGATATTGCCGATGTGGTCAGGCGGACCAATCAGATTGAAAGAGATGATGATTTATGGAGTAAAGCGATTTGGGAGTTATTGACCCAAAGAGCGGTCTTTTTACAGGAAAGATTTGAGAAAACCATCGTTAAGGATTTCGGTAGAAAAAACCGAGTTAAAGTGATGCCTAAAAAAGAGCTTATCTCTGGCTTAAAGGTATTTTTGGGTGATATTTCAATACCAGATTACGAGTTTGGTAAACAGCCATATTATATTACTTATGATCGGATCCATAAGGTTCAAACTGAGAAATTATACGGACATTTAACAAACTTCAAACATACTAAGGCGGGAGTTGGCTCATTAGAGGCATACACGGGAGCATTTGACTTTCGGTTGGGAATAATAGACCAAGACGAATACGAGGTTTTGACGATTAAAAGCTACCCGGAAGATTATTGTCAGCTATACCTTAATGGCGTGCCGATGTATAAATTTAACAGCGAAGAGAGCAAACTACCCTATGAATACGAGGGCTATGATATTGGGATGTTTTCATTAAGAGGAATGAGTTTAGATTTTGCTTATGGCAAGTCTTTGACTGCTTCGGCAAAAGTAATATCCGCTTTATCAGATGAGAGTTTGAGGGCGATTGTTAGAAAATGGCGACAATCAATAGAACCACCTTTGGCTGTTAGCGGGTCAAAGAAGTATTCACGGGATATATTTGAAGCGGGAGCAATGACTTATGGTTTAAAGAAAGATGATTTTTCCAAGATTATAGATAATGACGGTATATCCAATAGTGATGTGGCGATGTATAACTTAATCACTCAGAAGACCGAGGAGTTTATCGGGGCGGGTAATTTACAACAAGGACTGCAATCGGGAGCTGATACCGCCACTGAAACATTAGAGATGCAAAAGAACTTCATTAAGTCATTGGGTTTTGCGATTTTTGCGGTTAAGCGAATGAAACGAGATATGACTTATTTGAGAATTTATAATATTTTAGAGAATATGACTTCGCCTGTCGGCAAGGAGTTAGACCCTTTGACCAATAAGGTTAAGGATATTTATGAGAGATTTACTTTGTCTGAGTCAAGTATTGAAGGCAGAACGGGTAAAAAGGTGATTGATTTCAGTGATCAGAGCTTAAATAGAGATCAGCTTTATCAGCTTAAAGATAAAGAAGACAAAGAAGAGAAAAAAGGCAATTTAGTTAGATATAAGATTATCAATGTTAAAAAACTATTAGAAATACCGCTTACTTGGTTTGTTAATATCGTTCAATCAAATCCTCCCGGCTCGGCTTTGGATAAGATAATGTTTAAAGATAAAATGGCACAGGCGATGCCTATCTCTCAAATTGCCGGTCAGCCCTTAAATGGCGATAAATTGATTGAAGACTTTGAGCGGACTTGGAATGCCAATGATTGGTTTTCTAAAAATGTTGTTCCGCCAATGACCAATCAAATGGGACAGGGACAAGGCGGTCAAAGTCAGATGGGTTCACAACTGAAACAAGGAGCGATGTTTCCCACTCAAAAACCTTCGGTAAATAATTTAGCCAATGCTTAAAATACTTAAAAACTGGCTGGAAGCGATTAAGAGGTATAATGACACTCTTTTTGAGAATAAATCTCTTAAATCGCAAATTCAGGGCTTGGAAGTGGCATTAAAAGACCCCAAAGAGGTATTAAAGGCGGTATTAAGTCGAGAGATTAAATGGATTGATTTTGATGAGTTGGATTATCCCAATAAAAAAAGATGGGTTAATGCGGTGGAAGATTTGAAACAAAATGCGGTTTTTAGAAGTTTATTCGGTTATCAGGACTTATACAACGAGAAAGTTAATGGCCTATTGGTTAAAAACCTATTGGAAGCGGGACTGATTGAAAGCCAAAATTGGCAACAAGTGAGAGATGTTCAAATGACGATTAACGGGATTGAGTTGATTTGGAAGTATCTTGATGATATGATTGACCCCGATATGAATAAAAGAGATTCAAATATAGAGGATTAGTTAATTTACCCTCGTCGTCCTCGCAGATGTTCGTTAAATCTGCCGTAGAGGGAAACAATCAAAAAGTATGGTTCAAAAGCTGTATGATGAAGACGGGGAATTAGTGGAAATCCCTGATAAGGAAGAGTTAGAGAATCTTCAAGTCGAAGCTAAAAAGGTCGTAGAAATTCAAGGCGATATTAAAAAAATAGCCGATGAATTGGGAGTAAGCGGTGCTGAATTAAAAACTGATGAATTATTGGGAAAGATAAAAGGAATGAAAGAGGAAGCCAATCCTAATTTTGCGGCGATGAGAAAGAAATTGGCTGATAAAGTGGACGAATTGACCAAAGCTCAAGAATTATTGAAACAGCATAATGTTGAATTTGGCGGTCAAGAAAATGTGGATACTGATAAGATTATCAGAGATGTTCAAATAATGGCTCAAAAAACAGCTATTGGCACGCTCATTGAAAATGAATTAAGCAAAAGATTATCGTCTTATGATGATAAGTCCAGACAGGTAGTGAGAAAGTTTTATGATAAGTTGGTTAATGGTGAAGATGTTAATTTGGAAAATGTCGGCTCTTTCTTGGATCAAGCGGTTAAAGCTTCGGGTGTAGAAATTCAAAAAGGCGGACAACATTATCCTGACGGACAACCACCGCAATTTAATCAATCAGCCGAAGGGTTTGCCGACACCGAACAAGGCAAAGAGTTGGGTAAGCAATTATTTGGCGATAACTTTGGCAAACCGGCCGAAGAGAGAAAGGAGAATAAATAATATGAATAATTCAACCTTGGTAAAAGACATCAAAGAAGATGTCGGTTCTGTTGGCAAAGATGTTAATTTGGAAGAGAAAGCCGATATTACTCAGGGACAGCTTCAAACTTTGTTAAAAAGAATTGAAAAGCTGGAAAGCGGCGATACCAGACCAACCTATGAAAGACCTAAATATCATACTGCCTTAATTCGTTTTTTTGATGGTAAAATGGTAGTGGGCTATGGCAAAAGCTGGGACGAAAGAAACATTGAAGGAGAATGGCGAAGAAAATCAGAGATAATGGTTCAAGACGGAAAAGATGTTAAGATTAAAAAAGTTGATTTTCTTGATTTTATGAAAAGCGGAGAAGAAGTCAGGGCTAAAATACTTAATATTGAAAAGACAGATAAGCGGGAATATCAAGGAACTACCACCTTAAAAGATGTTAAATATGATGCTTTTAGAACAGTTGATACCGGCGTGGAAGTGCCACTGGAAGTTAATACTCCCGATTATATTTATGAAATGGAGTTGCCTGACGGCACCAAAGTTAAATTAAGTCACGAAGCCTTAAACTAAATGTCATATAAAGAACTGATAAAACAATCAAAAAAAGAGAAACAACAGGCGGATAAAGAAAGTGTCGCTTTGGATAAAGCCCAAGACGATAGGATATTTCCAGTCGTTCAAGAGTATTTTAAACTCTTAACTGAAAATGAACTGAAACTTGGCAGAACAAATGTTGATGAGTCATTTGAATATGTCAAACCGATTGTAGAAAAGATATTGGAAATCTGTTTGAAAAATAATGTCAAAGTGTCTGATTTGAATTATTTAAAACAATTGATTTTAAAGGTGGTGGAAGATACAATGTCAATAACATTTGACTCAGTTAATAAAAGTTTGAAACTCTGCTCTAAAAATTATTGGGGCATAGATGACCGAGAGATTGACTTTCAAATGATTGATAAGAAATTAAAAGAGATTAAGTCGTAAGAATACGGGGGGATAATTATTTATCCCTCTCATCCTTGCGGTTTAGTGATAAGCCGATTACTTTCAGGATTTGGTATTTCCTGTAAAAAGACCTATTTCAGGATTGGAGATGTCCTGTAAAAAACTCTATCTCATATCCAGCAGAGAAGCTGTGTCAAAAACTCTGAGGTTATCTAATTAACCTTAAATTGAAAAAATATGGCTGTTTATCCTGTATCAGGCGATTGGGATATAATGTATTTTCGCAAAAAAGCATCTACCGCTTTTGCCCAGAATAGTTTTGTCGCTGGCGAAACAGATGGCACGGCTGGTGATCCAATTGAACCGGCAGACGCTTCAGACACCAAATTATTTGGTATTTGTTTGAAGACTGTTGTTTCAACCGATAGCGATTTTGCTTCTAATACCCGTATTCCTGTTGCTGTGCCAAGAAATAATACCGCTGAATTGGAAGGCGATGTCGGAACTGGCACATTGACAGTCGCTGACGAAGGGTTGGAGATGGATTTAAAAGACGCTGATGAGATTGACCAAAGTGCTTCTTCTACTGATGTAGTTGTTTGCACTCGGTTTCTTTCAGCAACAAAAGGTCGTTTCGTGATTAACGAACCTATCTTAAGTGATTAAACTCTTAATTAACTAATAAAAAATCTATGGCTTCCGCAGCAACATTGCTAACGACCCTTGGACTTCCTGAATTTTCAGATTTAGTTAAAAAGGAGTTCAATATTGTTAGTGAAATGATTAAACCCGTAGCGGCAGAGCTGTTTAATTATGTTGATTTAACATCATCTAATGAAAGCTCTAAACGCTTCGATGAAGTTGACATTGAAACATTTGCTAAACTAAAAGAAGAAGGCACTAATGCTAAAAAGATTAGAGCTGGCGTTGGGTATAATAAAACCCTCACAGCAAAGCGTGTAGCAGGTGAAATTGATGTCACTTGGGAAATGAGAAGATATGGTCAAGAATACAAAGTTAAGCAAGAACTTTGGAACTTGAACCACCTTGTCCCACAACGACAGGAATTAGATTTGACTCACAGATTTACTTTTGCAACTTCTACTTCTTACACCGATATGGACGGTTCTACGGTAGATACAACGACTCAGACTTATGCGTTGGCGTATTCTGCTCACACATTAGCCAATTCATCTACAACTTACCGAAACAGAGTGTCTGGTGATCCGGCATTCTCTCAGGGTGGTTTGGAATCAGCCGAGGAATTGTTTGTCACTGATATTATGAATAATTTTGGTGATAGACGAACAACGACGCCTAATATTCTTTTCTCAACCGATACTCCTTCGTTGGTTAATGATATTAGAAAAGTGTTTGAGTCAACCGCTGATGTTGACGCGGCTCACGCTGGCGTCACTAATGTCTATAAGACCAAATATAGACACATTATCTTGCCTTGGTTGGCATCTACTGCTGCCGGAGCAAGAGATGCTACCAAAAAGAGATGGTGGGGCTTGGTCGCCGCCAATATGGGCGGTCGTGGTTGGCAGGCTTATTTCGGAGTATTTGAGAAACCTAATCTTAAAACTCCGGAAGAAGACAAACATAATGACAACTGGACTTATGGTGCCCGTGGTTCTTATGGTAATTGCACTATATCAGGCCGTGGCTTAATTATGAGTTGTCCAACTTCTTAATCACTAATACAATAATTCTATGAAGAAACACAAGACCACTCGGAAAAATCCGAGCCGTTTCTGGCCAGTAGCGGTCATTGTGTTAGTGACTCTACTTGTTGGAACAATAATTCAAGCTCAAATTGAAGTTCAGTCGTTTGAACAAATGGTAGCTGATGCCGCTGGTAAATATTGGGTTGAAACTACCCAATCTATCGGAGCAGGAATGAATAATCTTATTGGAGCAAACGCTTTACGAGATAGTGATAATTTGACTAATCAAAGACCGGGAACAGTAGTATCTTTTGAAAATGCCTATATTAAAGGCATTTTAGAGGTTGACGGAGCATTGCATTATGGCACTGCTTCCACCACTATGGGTTCGCTTGAAGAATGGGTAGTGGAACAAGACTTCGCTACCGCTACATCTACTCAAATTTCATATTTGGTAGACTTCGGCGCACCGGTCTATTTGGTGGATGCTGGTATCAAATTAACCGGTTTGGCAACCAGTTCAGCCAGAATGGTAATGACTACCTCTTCCGTAGCTTATAATGCCAGCGCGATTGAAGCATTGATGAATAACTTTGGCGCGGCAGCAACTTTAATGAATGGCATTGACGATATTGCCGGCGGCGGTAACGCTTCTTATGCGACCAATACCGCTTTATGGTTGTGGAAATATCCGGGAACATCCGCTGACGCTTATACGCCAAGTCCGATCTTGATTGAAGATAGCTCAATTTATATTCAAATTGTTGCTACCTCAACCAATCCGGGGGCGACTTCGGCTTCAGGCAGTTTGTTAGACGGTAAAGCATACTTTAAGTTCAGAAAGGCAAATTAAAAATCTATGAAAGACAAAGTAAACAAAAAAACTATTGAACCAATCAAAGATTTGGGTAGTATCGGTGGTTATAAAATCTTAAATATTGAAAAGATTAACATTAAAGGCAAAGAGCTTCTTAATGTTTCGTTTTCTAACCAAACTACCGCTGTAATGTCTGAACAAGACATAAATGAATAGCTTGATAAATAGTTTTCTTTTAGAGTGGCAGTTTTTTGCCATTCTATAAAAAAAATTATTTAATAATAAATACTATGTTAAAAGAAAATTTGTTTTTAGGGGCTTCTATCGGTATTTTTGCCGGAATAATAATCGCCTTGATTATGGTGCTTATTAACGGCAATAGTTCCGCCACTATTGGTTTTGGTCAAAACAGCACCAATTATCAGGTTTTAGCCGGCACTGCCGATGAATTGGTGGCAATGCCTTATGAAGCGTCAGAGTCAGTATCAACTACAACTGACGCTTTATCGTGGGATGCCGGCAGTGCCGGCACTATCAATCAACAGATTGAAGTAAATGGCATTGAGAAGGTTGCGTTAGCAATTACCGGTTTAAGTGGCACTGCCACTTCAACTTTGTTTGGTAAGTTTATGGGTTCTATTGATGGTGAAACATTTTTTGATATTGTTTCTTCAACCGATCCATCAATCTTTTCTACCACAACATTATCCGGTTATGTTAAAGTAATTCAATATGATTTCGGCACCGCTACCACTTCTAAAATGTGGGTGTTTAATATTCCGCCAATTAAATATTTAAGAACTGTTTTTTATGGCGAGGATTTATCAACTGATCCGGCTGATGGTGTCCAAGCATATATAACTTTAACTAAATTAGAAAGTAATTAATGTCAGAGCTTTATACGGAGCCGAACAATGATGTATTGATTACCGCAAATTTGGGTTCGGATAATACTGGATTATATGTTCGCGCGACAATTTATGACATTCAAGATTTAACAACAATAGTAGAAGTTGTTGATTTAGAGGAATTTAGTAATGGATTATATACTAAGAAATGGACTAATCCGGGAGTATTGACTAAATATTGGGTTAGCTTGATTGTTTATTCCGATTCAGGTTATACGACAATTGATGATAGTCTTCGGGCGGGAGAACTATCAATCAATGTTGGTCGTTATCAAGGCGGTGGATATATCGGAGCAACTGGAGGTAAAACAATCATAAAAAATCTACCTCACGAATTGACTGATAAAGAATTAAAACAGATAGCCAAAGCCGTTCACGAAAAGATTAAACCTGAATTGGATAAGAAATCAGAATTTGACCCTAAAAAGGAAATTGTAAAAATTGAACCAATCAATATTCCTGAAATCCCCGAAATACCGAAGTATGATGAAAAGCTGTTAATAACTGAATTAAAAAAGTTGTTTATTAAGCCGAATGATTATTCAGCTGTCCTTGATAAAATTCAAGATAAAATTGATTCTGTTGATAAATTAGTAAGTGAAAAAGATTATTTGTCTATTCTTAATGACATAAAAGATACGATAAAAGCGTCTAATGACAAAGAAATGAAAATTATCGGAGCTGAAGAGTTATTGGAGCCGATAAAATATAATATATTTGTTTTGACTTTAAATAATAATTCAGACCCTAAAACAGTCTATAACACGATTGTTTCTTTGAAGGGAGGATATAAGAGAAAAGCGTTTATTCAATTGCTTAATTTCCCCCAGTTGGCATATTCGGTGGCAAAAATAAATAAAAAATAAATGGCTGATATATTTTCTAAAAGAATAAGAGTTTTAGGCACTGACGGTTCAGATGATGATGTTCAGGTTGCAGTTGATTCTAATGGAAAATTACAAGTTGAAGTTGATAATGAATTAACTGTCAATCCTTTACTTGATATAGATATTACATCTGTTACCAGAAATAATAATGGTCAAATCACTCAAATTATTTTAACTTATGGTTTAGTTATAAAGACCATTGACATTACCAGAGATAGTAATGGATTATTAACTTCATTATCATCAACAATAATATGAAAAAAAAACTTGGCGTAGAAAATAAAGAGGTTGTGCCAAAATCTATTGCTTTACGAAGCAATGGATTTAAAGTTAATGGTGGTGAATATGTAGTTGTTAAGGTAGTTAAACCTTTTATGCACAATGGAAATAAACTTGAAGCAGAAGAAGAAATCATTCTTGATAAAATTACTGCTTTAAATGCTATGAATGCCGGTGATATAGTGCCTTTTGCTGATAGAGAACCCACTAAAAATGAAGAATTATTATTTAAAAAATATACTTTAAAAATTTAAAATGTATGAAAAAAAATAGTTTAGTTTCTTTAAATGGAAATGTAAAAATCTATTTAAAAGATAAAAATGGTAAATTAAAAGACTTTCGTGAGGTGAAAAATACTGTTGTGGTATTGGGTGACGCTTATGTCGCTGATCAGTTATCAGATCGTGGAGTTACCAGAATGGGTTGGATGGCTATTGGTAGTGGCACAACAGCTGTAACTACTACTGATACTGCGTTGGTTACGGAAGTTGACCGAAACGCTCTGACTGGTAGTTATGGTATTCAAGGATCAGGTTCCGATGATAATGATGTGGTTTTCACTGGTGATTGGGCGGCTGGTGATGGCACTGGAACAATTACTGAAGCCGGTATTTTTAATGCTTCATCTGACGGCACAATGTTAGCCCGAACAGTGTTTAGTGCCGTGACAAAAGCAGCTGCCGATACATTACAAATTGTATGGACTATAACTTGTGGAGCATCATAAAATAAATGTCAACTTTAAATTTACAAGTTAGTCAAAATGTGGATGATGGTTATGAAATTTATAATCCAAATTATTATACATTTAGTAATAGTGGAGTTCTGTTTAGTAATAATTATGCAAGCAGTCAAAGATTTCAACCTTTTTTTAGATTTTTGAATGTAACCATACCTAACGGAGCAACCATAAACTCAGCTTATTTAGTCTTAAAATGTTCTCAATCCAATTTAAATGGTTGGAGTTCACCGGCTATATATTATACTCATATTTATGGTATCGCAGAAGATAATTGTGCCGAATTTTCCTCAGTTAATAGACCCGGATTAAGAACATTAACATCAAATAATAATAGTTGGCAAATTCCAGCTATTGTGAGTAATACTGAATATACATCTCCTGATTTAAAAACTGTTATACAAGAAATAATTGATAGAGCTGGCTGGTCAAGCGGCAATGCTTTGGGGCTTTATGCAATAGTTGACACTATGCCCACTACATCAACCTATTTAAAAGGTTTTTATAATTATAGTCAAAATATAAATTATTCCGCCAAATTAAATATTGATTATACTTATTCTACCGGTGGAATTGACCATAGAATAACAATAAATGATTCTATTGGTTTAGTAGATTTTATTGGAAAAGCACCAGTTAGAAAACCATCTGACAATTTAGTTATAACTGACAGTATTTCCAAAAAAATAACAGTTAATATTTTAGAATCAATGACATTAAATGATCGTATCCTTGTCAATGGATTTATAAATAGTTTGTTAGTTACTCCTGTTGATACGATAGATTTAACTGAAAGCATTGGTAAAAATTTTATTAAAAGGATAAATGACAGTTTGTCTTTAATTGATAAAAGTATAGTGACAAATACGGTTGGAGGTAATCCGGTTGTGCCGGAACAGGATATATTATTTGAAAAAATAAGTGATAATTTATTTATTAAAATATGATATGCCAACTTTTTATAACGGAGCAACTGAAGTTGAACAGATTAAGATTGGAGCTGATGATACAAGAATAATGCGAGGAAGTAATGGTGATATTATAATTCAAGATAAATTAAACGGAACAACATTTTTATCAGATTTATTTGCAACAGCATCATCAAAATTTGTCAAAAATGAAAATCTAAGTAGTCAATTGGATGGTTTAACTACTATCTTAACAATTGTTAATACGGTTGGAAATATGGTTA